TTAAGAGCGGCGGTAAGGCTGCCATTAACTGTAAATTCCCCAGCATCCGCTGACGTAATCAGCACTTCCGGGGATACGTCCGTCTTCCATAGCTCAAGCGCGCCTGTGCCTGCGTTTACGCGGTTCTCAAAGCCCTCGGGCAGGGTTGCGTCAACACCATCCTGCCCTGCGGGACCAGCGGGACCTTCGGGGCCAACGCTACCGGCACCGCCACCTACTGAAGGATACATACTCAATACCTCGCAATCGAAGCGTAGAAAGACACGGCGCCAGTAACGCCAGCCAGGGTAATCCGAGCCTTGCGCGCAGGGCCGGAACTGGACGGCATGTCACGGCTCGCTAAATAGGCGTCAGCAGCATTGAAAGAACCCGCGTTCACGCCCTGAAAATTAATGCCATCAGGCGACATGGTGAATACAACAGTGCCAGCAGATGGCGTGACCTGCGCACCGTTTTCGTCAAAGAATCGAATAGAGCCCAGGTAGGCGCGCTCGTAAGCGGTATCCATTACCTGCGATTCATAGTCCCCGTCCGTGGTGTTGCCGACGATAAAGAACTCGTCCGGAATACGATTAAATGACATTGCGCCTCCTATGGCGTAACTGTGCCGGTGATGGTTTGCCCGTTTGCTAGCGTCAGGGTGATGACGCTGGTTGTCTGATTGAAGTTGAGGGAAGCCCCGGCGATTATGGCGTTGAAATACGTCGCCATGTCGGACGCGGCAATCTGTTTTGTACGGCCATTGTTGCTGACCACTGCGAACTGGTCGCCAGCATTCAGCACGTCTGTCGATGGCAGGTTTTGAATAGTTGTCATGGCTGCAAATATCCTTGCCCGTTGGTGTCAATTGGCCCAGCGTTGTCGGCGTCCAATGTGTCGGTTTGACGGTAGTAGCGCAGCCAGCGGCTGTTACGCAGCGTGTTGCCACTTCCGCGCGGCATACGGTTCGGGTACTGCACAGTTGGCAGGAATTGCACGGCAGACAGCAGGGAAGTCATCGCGCTAGTTGCGCCGGCCATGACAGATTGCGTCACTTGCTTGCCGTATGTGTCAGCCAAGTCAATGGCCAAGTGATACGTCACAGCGCGATAGGCAATATCCGGCAGACCAACCGGGTCTGAAATGTTTGCAGTCTCAGGGTCAGGCGCGAACGCATAACCAATCTTGATCCCGCGAGCATCCCAGTCGGCCATCATGTATTCGAGCGCAACAACGCCGGCTTTCAACTCTTCCGGGTCGATCTCGTAATCAAACCCGGTAACGGCCAGCTTGTTAAGCGCGCTCGCTACAATGTCACTCTTCGTCGTTGCCATCATCCAGCCCCAACACTTCGCGCAGCTTGGGTTCACCCATACGCTGCCAGCCCTTGATTCCGCGCTCTTTCGCGGTTTCGCGCAACAGCTTCAATGCTTCGTCCGGCGTGTCGCCGTCATCGTCCAGCTCTTCAATTGAGCGCACCCAGCCATCGGCAAAAAGTGCTTTCTCTTCGCTTTCGTCAGCCACTTTAGTATCGCAGATGACGCCAGCTACAAATTCTTTACCGCCTTTGCGGTAGTAACAGCGAATGCCCATACATAACCTCGGTAGTGAAAGGGGGCCGAAGCCCCCAATCAGTTAGGCCAGAATTGCTACACCGTTGCGGCTTGGGTCGATGTTCACAACATCGTTCCAAGTGAACAGACGGCAGCGGAGGGTCAAGTCATCAATACGGCCTTGGTAGGCAATATAGAGCTTGGTGCCGCTGGACAGGGTAGAACTCATAACTTCCATGCCATCGAGTTGACCCAGCAGCTCAAACGGAATGTCGCCGCCCACGATCTCTACAGAGTCGTTTGCCCAGAACACGTTATTACGTGCGATGGCGTCACTGTTGAGTTTGGTTACGGTTGCACCCGCTGCGATCTGGGTGTTGATGTTGGCGTAAGCGGCCTGCACTGGGGTCAGCGCTGGGTCGTTCACGGCGATTGGACGCGGGTAAACCTTGATGTTTGCACCGGATTTCTCAACCACGGTAAAGGTCATCAGGGTGCCGGTGTTGGTCTTGTCTTGCAGGCCAACGGCGTTCACACCGCTAAAGCTGATGCGGTCACCGACCACCAAGCTGGTAATGGTGCCGGTCAGCGCGATGTCGTCCGAGATACGATAGTCAACAGGCAGGGTGATACCGGCCGACACGAAGTTGGCAACCGGAGCCTGAGAGACTGTCGAGGTGACGGTCACACCAGCCAGCGCGCCACCTGCCAAGCTGCCCAAGTAGGACGACTCGTAGATGTCAAAGCCTGCGGTGTTCTTGAACATCATACCCTTGACATACGCCTCCTTGGCAATGTCGGACAGGGTCTGACGGCCTGCCAGATCAGCAGATACACGTTGTGCGTCGCGGTCGTTCACGAAGAAAGACTGGCCTTGGCCCACGTAGGCTTGACGCTCACGCAGGATGGTGTCAGCAGTCTTGATGAAGTCATAGCCGGCAGTGGTGGCGCGGTAGAACAGCGAGCCGGTATTGGCAACCAAGGATGCAATGCGGGCGTTCTGGTCAGCGCTCAGACGTTGAGCGGCAGCAGCGGCACGACGATCCATGAACTTACGGTTACGGAAGTCATCAGCGCGCAGCTTGAACAGGTCGTTTCGCGGCGTACCGAGTACGGACGGGTAGGACAGTTCCAGCACGTCACCAAACGCAGAATCAGCGAACTCCCAGCCAGACTGTACGGGTGCTTGTTGCTCAACTTGACGCCATTCAACGTTGTTGCTGTTTTGCGCGTTTGCGCCGGTCATGTCGTAATGACCGACCAATTTGGACATTTGGTCTTGAGCTTCAAATTGCTCATTGACCATGTCGAACATTACGCGGACTTCTTTAGCGGTACTAAGGCCCATGATTGGGTGCTCCTATCAAATATAACCGTGTTGGCGGAGCAAATCAGACTGGCCAGCGGCAATAAGCTTGCGCTTGTAATCCCTGAACTGGTCGCGGTTTGCCATGCCGTCAAGCTGCTTGAGCCGCTTTAGCACAGCGCCGCCAGTATTGGGCGTACTGCCACCAGACACGGGGCGATCTGCTGCCGGTGCTTGGCTGATTTTCTTTTGAGCTGGCTCGGTTGCCAGTTTTGCCGCAAGTCGCCCAATGTAGGTCATAGCCTTCAAGCCAGACGGGTCTTGCTGTACAAGCTGTGCAACTTTGTCGCGCTCTGCTTGGTTTAGGCCGAGGTGATAGACAACTTTCTCGGAACCCTCACCGATTGCGTCAATCAGTTGGTCTACCGCTACGTCACCGAACGTATCGCGGAGCGTCTTCTCAGCAGGGATGAAGTCGTCAGCGCTAACGCCAAGTGACTCAACCCGCTTGTAATGCTCCGTTACGGATTGCTCTAGCTGCTGCTGCATGATCTGGGCGCGTTGCTGTTCCAGCCGTGTGCGCTCAATTTCCTGCAACCTCTGCTCTAGCGCCTGATTCTGGTACTGAGTAACAGCCGCCGCGTGTTTTTCCTCATCAAAACCGCATGATTCAAACGTTGGGTACTCAAGCTGCTTGCTCTGCGCCTGCGCGCTGCCTACAAGGGACAGTTGGCGAATCAGGTCTTCGTTCTGCTTCTGTAGCCGTTTCTTTTCCTCCCGCTCGGTGCGGCGCTGTTCGCGCAGCTTTGTGAGCTTATGGATTGGAACCTCAACCATCTTCTTGCCGCTTGGCTCTGCCTGTTCAGCGCCTGCATCAGTCGTTTCAACAGGTTGTTCGCTTTCTTCTTCCGCGCCCTGTGCGGTTTCTTCCGGCTCTGTGCTGGGCGGCACTTCCTCGGCTTTCAGCGCTTCTTCTGCTTCACGTTCCAATGCTTCCAGGGTAACTACACTTTCGTCAGCCATGCTTGCTCCGGCATGTTCGGTTAATTGGCCGCGTTTATGCCCGCGTAGGCAGTTGATAGAGTAGCACTATGCTTAATTGAGTCAAGGCTATTGATAGTGGCAGGCTATTGGTACAGGCAAAAGAAAGCCCCAGTTAAGGGGCTTTGATTATTGTCCGGTTAGAATGCCTTCAAGTGAGAGCCTTTCACCCCACTCAATCCATTTGCTTTTTCGCTCAGCTCTGCACACAAGAGTGTAAAGCTCCAAAAGCTTGCGCGATTTCTTGGCCCGATTTGACAAGATGGCGGCATAACTTCTTGGCGGGAGCTGATCTTTTCGCCTCAACTCTCTAGCCTGATACAGCCCAAGGTATTTGACGGCAACGTTTAACTGCTGGCGCGTCTTGCATGAGTCGATCACGCACTGGACCTTGATTAGATCTTTCATGTCGGAAACCCTTTCAAATGATCTGGGGCCGCCGTTATCTCCATCTTTGTGACGAAGAGGCACTCGTAGTTATCAAACATGACCACATAGCCGCCCGGAACCTTTGCGATGCATTCACACCGCCGGTCATTAACAATACAGGGATCACCAACGGACGGCGTGAATGCTGCGTTTCTTGATTCAACGTGCCCGCATCTGTTCTCAGGAACGATAATGCCGCGCAGATTGTTGGCGAACCCGCACGACGGGCAAAGGTTTTGAGTTGGCCTTGATTTCTTTGCCACCCATACAGCGCAGCACGCCACGAAAACCACATTTATCAAGCCGAGCGCTATGTAAAACCCCATAAATCCCCCCCCTATTTCTACGTTATCGAATGGAATTTATAGCATAAAAAAGCCCGCACTAGGCGGGCTGCATGTATTGCTTTTCCCTATCGAAACCCACCAACCGATAGCATTTGACGCTGCTCCACAATCCGGCCACGCAGCGCCATTGCCAGCTTCTCAGCGGTTTCCAGCTGCTTGGCGTCCACGTTGGCCAGCGTTTCGGCTGTCTTGGCGCGGCGTTCTTCTGCTAGTGCCAGCGCGCCGATGGTGTCGGCTTGGGCTTTCTCGGCCATAGCCTGATCCTTTATCGCCTGAGCCTGCAACGCTTGAGCAACGGCCATTTGCTGCTGATCTGGCTGCTGTGCTTGCTGCTGTAGTTGTTGCATGTACTGCATATCTTCCGGGGTTTCCGGGTCGATAATGCCCATTTGCAACAGGTTGCGGCGAGCGTACCGGCGCAGGATTTCCATAGACTGGCCATCCTTTAACAGCAGATATTGCATCTGCAAGATTCTCAGCAGCTCCGGGTCTTGTGTGTTCTGCATTATCTCAATTAGTTCTGAGCGGGCTTGCTGCTTCTGGCTGGCGAATGTCGGACCAATGTCTACATAGACCTCAAACGCGCCTTTCGACAAGTCGTTCAGCGTCACCCACTGACCGGTCGCCATGTCCTGCACCTGCTCCATAAGCATTGCGCGTGATTCAGAGCCGTCAGGGCCGGTCAACGCGACTTCGCGCGGCGTGTCGTAGATGGCTCGGGCCATGCTGGCGTAGATTTCACCATCACGGCGCAATGCTGTAGCCAAGTTATCCAGATACACAAACGACTGGTTATCAATGCGCGACTGCACAGCCATGATTGCCTTGCCGCTTGCTGCTGGATCTAGCACGTCCTGCGGCATACCTGGGCTGGTAACGTCCTCCACGTTCTGGCGCGTAGCCTGAATGAGCGCGGCAGTGGCCTCTGGTACGTTTTCCGGCTCGATGTAACCAAGCGGGCCGGGTGCAAGCGGATTGCCGGATGAGTCGGTATCGTTGAGTAGGTAGTACGGGTAGTTGTTCTGGCTTTCCCACATATGCCCAAGCCCTTGCACCTGCTTAGGCGTAAAGATTGGCTTGCGGCGCGGGCCTTTTGCTGCAATGTCAGCAAGGTAGGACATCTGCATGTTGTACAGACGCTGCGGGTCTTTGGCTAAGCGCGTGATGCCTGACCAAACTTCCGTACCTTCCACGAAATACCAGTTGCCGTACAGCGGGACGATTGGGATATGCTCGCCGGCGATGCGCTCCGGGCCGTACAGGATGCGCTCACCGCTGACCAGATACTTGTCCACGCAGTAATATTCGCGCTTTTTCTGGCCGATAGTCATCCAGCCCTGCGCCAGCATGTCGTCCAGTACGTCTTTGATCTCTGAGCGCTTAAATACCTGAGTACCTAGCGACGGATGCTCCATGATGACAATGCGCTCAGACTTGCGAATCCGTTCGTAATACTCACCGATCACATACTTGTTAGCATTAGTGCGCCATGGGAACACGTAAGATTTGGCCGGGCTTGAGAAGTTCGACGGGCACTCAAGATCAAAGCCGTATTCCTCGGCTAGATCCTTGAATGAATCCTCACTGAGCTGGGTCAGTACGCTGCACCACATAGCATCTGACTTGTCCATGCGCTTTGCGCCGGAGTCAAAGAACACCATGTTATTGGCTTCATGGATCGGTACGCGCCGGATCACCTGGCGGTTGTCCATGTCGTTATCGGCGTTGGCGTACTCAGTAACCAGTCGCCACGCGCCGAAGCCTGCGTCGATCATGTCCCCGACCGCAACGTCTACCGCTTCCTTGCTCATGTTGTTGCGCATATCGGTGCGGTACATGCCGTTCAGAATGTCGGCGGCGTCCGGGTCTGCGCCGTCCTGCGGCTTGAAGTCTGGACTTATCTCATTCGCGCGCATCTCAGACAGCAGGCGCTGGCGCTCTTTCCAAATCAGGTTGAACTCGCCGCGATACTCAAGGTTACACCAGTCGAGGGAATCGTCCCATTGGGTCACGCGGGCAAACATCAGATCATCCGCTGACCTTTCGCGCACGTCCTGAGTGGCCGACCACGCGCGGTCTTGGCGGTCTTTAATCTCTTCAAGCTTCGCGGCTTTGTCCATCTATCGGAGCCTCTTAGGCGTAATCGGGCGCGGGATGTGTACCGCCGTTGCATTAGGTTTCACGCACTCATGCCGCTGTTTGGCATAGCGCGCCATCATATAAGCATAGCGCGTGGCGCTTAATAAGTCGTCAGCGACCTTGACAATATGGCCGCTTTCGTCCCTATGGTAGTTCATCTTTTCTTCAAACCACGGCGCGAGGTGCTTAAATACCTTGAATTTGCCGGTATCCATGCGATTGTACAGCTCAACTAGCCCTGCCTCCACGCCATTGCCACCGCTTGGCCATGTCGCGTGCTCCGGCATCATCTGCCAACCTGCCTGTTGGTAGTAGTTGCGCTGCTGTTCTCCGCTGCCTTTCTCGGTTTGCAGACCGTCATGCGGCCAAGCTGTCGGCACCCCTTGCGCCCACTCTCGCACAGCTGACCAAGCGACGGCTGGCGAAACTTTGCTTTGCTTCCATGCGTGCGCCAGGTAATAGGTGTCAGTGTCGCGGTCAATCCACAACTGCACATGGGCCTGCGGGTGATCCCACCCGAAGTCTAGGCCGTTGACTACCCACCAATGTTGCGGACACTCGAAAGGCTCACACTTGATCTGGTCATCGCCAATATCAAAGATCAAACCAGCGCCAAGCAGCGGCAAGCCCTTGGTGCGCATGTCGCGCTGCCACTCTGGATAGGATGATAAAAGATCCTGCTTTGTCGCCTCAGTGATGTGCGGCGCATCATCCCACGTGGCGCGCTGCATATACTGGCCGCCCGCTGGCTTGTCCATGAATTGCACGACAAGCTCAGTTCGCCCGTTCTCCGGTGTAAACGTAAGAATGCCGCGCCCGCCTCGGCCTTGGTCGCCGGTAGCTGTACGGGTCAGCACCTGGGGATAAATCGTTTTGTCTTTCGGCTCTTCGTCGATGTGATACCAGTCAACCGAATCACCCATGATGGCGTGCTGGCCTTGGCTGTACGACCAGAACTGAACGGTTGCAATGCCGCCGCTTGAATGCTTGACGCGCACCTCACGCATAGCGCCACTGGTGCCGCTGGCTGATTTGTGGTCAACGATCCTGTCAGCAGGTACAAGCCCGCCCGTCCATTTGCCACCCTCAAGCCGGCCAAACAAAGGCGTCTGCAATAGGTCGCGGGTTTTCTCCATCGAGAACCCGAGCAGCCAGCAGAGCGGGGCTTTGTCGAATTTGTACCCGCCAAAATCGCCTGGATACTCACCGAGCAGGTGAAGCGCGTCGATAGTTAGGCCGGTTCTGGTCTTACCTACACGGTTTGCGCTCATCAACATGCACGACGTGTAGTCCGCCGTAGCTGATGCAAACTTGTATTGCCAGTCGTAAAGGGATTTCCACTGGATAAGATGGGCAATCTGCGCCTGCCTCTTTCGCTTTTCCTCAAGCAGCAAAAGAAGCTCTATCTTTTCAGCCCTCGTGAGCAATCCATCAGCCACGAACGCGCCCCTTGCTTATCTCAGAAACGTGCTGATGAGACAGCCCCATCTTGCTCGCTATCGACCTGCATGTTTCACCAGCACGCCTCAAGGCTACGATTAAATCCCTATCGCCTGGAGTAAGCTTTGTATTGTAATGATCGACCCCGGATGGGACTACCTTTCCAAGCGAACTGTAAGAATGGCTTTCATTCTCTGAAAACGTACACCATTCCAAGTTGCTTAACCTATTGTTCGCCTTGTCACCATCTATGTGATTAACGCATGGTTTTCGCTGAGGGTTTTCAATGTGAACAATTGCTACTAGTCGATGAAGCAAAAATCTTTTCATCCTTCCTTTTGCGCAAAGCGTCACGCGCATGTAGCCGTTTTGGGTTAGCTCCGGCTTTAAGGTTCTTCCGGTATTCACGTTTGTCACCGAGCCGTCTGTCGATATGTCGTAGGCCGGAAAGTCTTGGTGCTTCATGGCAATTCTCCAGTATGGAAATCTTGCATTACGTTAATCAACTCTTGAGCGCTTCAATTCTGCGCTCAAGCTCATCATCCGTCATTTCGGTTAGCTGAATGGAACCGCTATGCTCGGTCTGGATTTTGTCGCCGTACTTCTTCGGCATGATCTTGGATAGATACCATTTGCGCGCGTCAGCTCGGTTCTTGGCCCACATGACAGCCGCCGAATCTAGCGATCCGTCAGCCTTTGCAGGTGGTAATTCATCAAGAATATCAAAGTACTGCTCTGCCAATGCCTCGGCTGATTCTTCCTTGCTGCGAGCGTATTGGGTGCGGAACTCTTCGCTTCGCGCAAGCCAGCGCAACACGGTTGTCTTGTCCGGCATATCAGCATCAGCACAAACTGAGCGCAACGACTCACCAGACGCAAGACGAATGCATATGGCTTCTGCTGTTTCTGGTGTGTACTCGCTCGGTCGCCCGCCGCTCATTTCTTCCCCTTCTTCTTGCCCTTACCCGCTTTACTCAACGCAATAGCAACCGCCTGATCTTGCGGCCTGCCTGCTTTGATCTCTTTGCGAATGTTCTCGCTGATGACCTTCTTTGACTTGCCCGGTTTTAATGGCATATCAACCTCCTAAAAAAGCGCACCAAGAAAGCCCCCAGGAAAGCCAGGCTCCACCCGTGCAAATGCAGCGGGCCTGTTTGATTCGGCAAGAGCGTTAGGAACCAAATAATAAAGCGGGCGGCTCTCAAGCTTCCAATACATTGGCTTTCTGAATACAGCAATAGCGCGATCTTCTTCGCCACCTTTTCGGATGACGTAAAGCAGCCCGGAGTCGTCATCGCCCTTTACGGCCTCGCAATCATCTTTGAACTCGTGAACAGTGCCGTCCGCAGCCCCCACGATTAAATACTCTTTGTACTCCATCTTAGCCCCCCAGCAACTTACTAAACGGAATGTTAGTGCCTGCAACTGCTGCAACGGCACCGCCAATGGTGATCATTTGATTTCGGTACATCTGGTTAGCAATATCCATAATCGGCTTGTTACTGGCGTTGATCAGGCGAAGGTCGGTTACTTCTTTGCGCGTCTCGATCACCATCGTTTTTAGTTCGTCCTGATCTCTCTGAGTGTGTCGCAGCTCAATGACCAGCTCGCGAACCTCGCCGCACAGATCAGAGATCTTGCTGATGCTTTCCGTGTGCATGGTCTTGATGGTTCTGTACTCTTCCCGTAACAACTCGTTCTCGGTCTGCATCCTGTTTCATCCTGCTGATCTTTCGCCCGTCCCGGATGTGGATGGCGAGCATTGAAAACACGACGAAAATGGCGACTAGAACAAGTGTCTTGATTTCGCCCACTTCCGCCACTCCATAACAACAATAATTAAGACCCATGCGGTCAGCCCTGCATCCACATAAGCCAGATTGCTTAGGAGTGTATCAAGATTCAGCAGTTGTTCAAACGCCACACACGCGGCGACGATTGCCGATGCCAGCAGAACAAGACGGTGATAAGTGATTGCCAGATAGGCATTAGCCAGCGCAACAGCAGCAAAAACAATAGCTATCAGGGTGCTGTCGTAGGTGTAGCCAGATGGCAAAGCCAGGTTAGCAAGCAGCATAATGCAATAGTGTGCGCTTATGTCTTTGGCTACCGGGTAGGCCACAAACAGCATGACTAAGCAGAATGCCGCCTCCATGATTTAGCCTCGGTATTGGTTCAGGCCGTCTTTCTTGGTTGATTTCGGCTTGGGCATCATGCCGGGTTTCTTGGGTTTTGCTGGCTTGGCGGGGTTCTTCTTTTTCATGGGTGACGCTCCGTTGTGGTTTGATCTGACAGACTAGCAAGTCTATCAAGTTCGCGCCTAGCCATTACGACCGCGCCTAGGCTTTCTGCGGTTTTGTACGCCTTCCAAGCGGCTACCCATTCAAGGATAAGTCCACTTGAATCGGCCTGTAATGGTTTCGCCTGACTCAAGTCTGTATTCCATATCTCGCGAGCGGTCTGCAATGAAGCTTGTGCGCTCGGCTTTCGCAATAGTGCCGCACGGTAACTGTACCACAATTGGGCAGTTGACCGGCGGCAGGCGTTCGGGGTTGTTTAGGTGCATGGCGGCTCTGGAAGTGGTTGCCAGTGGGTTGGTTCAAACTCAATTTCCTCGCCCGAGTAAGCGCAGTGCCATCGGCCATTAATAAGCCTGCACATGTCAGGCTCAGCCCCATTAGATACGAGAACGAAGTCACTAACCGAGTAAAATCCTGACCTGTCATTGTTATCCGGCAACCGCTCACTAACGCTAATCCAGCCGCTCATGTTTATTCCCCTCTGGTTAAGTTGACCCTAGCGTCTGCTAGGCACTTATACCCGATGATGCGACCAAGCGTCTGACGGGTTAATGCCGAGTTGGCATTGGGGTAGATACCGCGCTGCGGGTCATGACTCCGCAACTACTACCGGCGCGCTACTTATGGTCTAGCCACCCGCCGCAACCGTTTCGCCTTGCTTGGTATCTACTCCAATACCATCGCTGGTATGGGCCGTCTTTCCGGCTGTCACCTAGTCTTTTTACTGCGCTAGGTACACATCCAGAATCCTCAACGCCCGTTCAGTTTCCTGCCGCTAGCTGTCTCATCTGAAACTACGCAGTGGCATGGCATAACCACCTTGACCGGCGTCCTGCCTTGGTCTGTGCTCATTATCGCCTACTGACGCTGATTTGCAATATGCTTTTTCAACATATCTTCTGCAAGACAGCGCAACGGCTCACGGAAGCGCTCGGCCATTTTCAGCGCCAATTCATCATCACCACGCAGCACGGCCAGGATTATTTGCACCGCTTGATAATCGTCATGATCCGTAAATAGGATTTTCTCCGATGCCATCTCTGCAAAGGTCACAAAGTCCAGCCCGCTAGCATCGTCGGCGCTCATGAGTTGGTCGATTAGTTCGCGCATGGGCGGGATTCCTTCATAGGCTCAAGTTTTTCTGCGCCCTCAACCACTTGGCCCACACCGACGCACCCTTCCACCGCTCCAGCTTTTCAGCGTCGTAATGCTCGCCTGTGTTGCCGTTCTGGCCAATCGCCTGAATGCGGTCGCTTTCGTCGTCAATCTCAGACGCAGGCTCGAAGACGTTCTGCTGGCCGAATGTGGCGGGCGTGGCGTCCGATACATAGCGCGCAGCGTGCGCCGCCTCCCCAGCCAGCGCAAAGTAAGCCGCGCCGTCTTCGTAGCTGTCCGCACGGTATGCGCCTTGCTGACTGCGCACGGCCTTGAGTAGCGCCATGAATAGCCAACCCTGCCCTTCGGTCAAGCTAATGCCAGATACCGCGCGGAATGCCTCAACCGTTGCGCCCATGCTGCGCTCGCCCTGCGGCTTGTCGTATGTCACGGCCCGGTCACTCATGTGGCCTGCTGCGGCTTTTAGGATGTCGTGTGCGTTCATTTTGTGCGAACCCCTGCTTTTTCGATTGCTTGGCGTACGTCAGGCAGCCTAACAAGATCTACCGGATCTTTTGTTTTACTGCCAAGCTCATAAGTCAGCTGAACAAAAACCATTGAACTATCAAGCGATTCGTATGCGCAACTTTTCGGCAACTCAATCACCAGCGAATCGAGCGCGGCGTTGTATGCCTCCCACGCCGCGCCAGCCCAGTAATTTAGATACCCGTCGCCGTCTCGCGTCAAATCACAGCCATCAGCCCACGCCTCAAACTTCGCCCGCCGTGCTTCGGTTACCGATTCCATACCGCGCCCTCCATCCCAAGCCCGCTGATTTTCCTATGCGCCTCAATCCTCCCCTTGCAGCGCGCAAACAACGCAGCCATAGGGTTACTCATGTTTTCCGCAAAAAACACACCAGCGGCCTCTTTGACCCCTTCCTGATGCTTTCTCGCGTACCGTTTAGCATTGCTGCCAGCTTTCAGGGTTAAGACTTCGCCGTCTGGGCGGATGATCTTGATTAGCGCGAGCTGGCCGGAGCGCTTGGGGTTTGTAAAAAATACGGTCATTTCCCCAACTCCTTGCGCACCTTGCACCCTAACGCCATTGTCTCAAACGTCACCGGCTTGGCTTTGAACCAATCACAGAGGGTGCGACGCGGCACGCCTGAAAGCTCCTGCATTTCCTGCAAGCCTGTTAGGCC